AGTATAATAATAATCGTATTTAAATGTTACTGCAGTTTTAATCAATTCAGCATCACCATATGCCAATGGAGCAGCAACAATATTGACAGGAAATGCATCCATTAAATGATATGTAATGCTACTAGACATTCTAGCAGAACTTCTAACACTATCAGTCGATTTTAATCGATTATTCTCAGGAAGAATATCTCCACTAAATGCAGTGATTTGAATATCACACTTGTAACTAAGAGGATATTTTAATTTCTTATATGCAGCACGATCATTTTTTCTTTGTTGAGTATTTGCACCATGCCTACCAGATGATAATGTAGTTGGTGAAATATATTCCATCCAAGCATTGAAAACTTCATTTGTATAATAATCTTTTTGAGAATAATATGTTAATGTAATATCAGGATATCTTCTAAAAATAGCATAGTTTGAAGATACACCTTGTCTCAATCCATCAACTTGTGAGGTTTGAATTTGTGACCCTGGAAGAACTGCTTCTGAGCAAAACAACGCTAAGTAATTTCCTGGATTTTCTGTCGATCTAGCATCGTAAAATCCATGCTGATTAATAAATCCCAATAAACTATTACCACTGTCAGTTGTGGTACTACCAAAATCTATCCACACATCATAAAGATTATTAAATGCAGGAACAATACCAGATCCAGTTTTACTTATACTAGACCTATAAAGTTCTGATGTAGGAAGGTAAATCCTATTTCTAGTTGCTTCTAAATTACTTTCTCTAGTCATCTAAATAGAAGACGTTTATATACTATGTATGAGTTATAAGGGAAAGTTTCGACCTTCCAATCCTAAAAAATACAAAGGCGATCCCACAAATATCATTTATAGATCTTTATGGGAACTAAAATTTATGAATTATTGTGATAAAAATGAAAATATTTTAATTTGGTCATCGGAAGAACTTTGGATACCTTATAAATCTCCAGTTGATAATCGATATCATAAGTATTTTCCAGACTTTTATATCAAATACAAAAATACGTCTGGGAAAATTGTAGAAAGTTTGATTGAAATAAAACCAGCAAAGCAAGTAAAAGGTCCTACACCACAAAAGAGCAAGTCAAAAAAATATATTAGTGAAGTTGTTGAATACGCTAAAAATATGGCAAAGTGGGAAGCAGCAAAAGAATACTGTGATGATAGAAAATGGGAATTTAAAATTCTAACGGAGCACGATCTTGGAGTATAAGTCTCAATTTCCAAAATCAAAAATTACAAGTATTCCTGAAGTGGGACATTTAGTTCTATTTCGCTATCGAGCACTAACAGCAGAAAAAAGATTTTATGATAAAAATCCACTTTGCTTCATTGTTCTCAATTCAAATGAAGTTTTTTATGGAATGAATTTACATTACTATCCACGAAATCAAAGAATGGATGTAGTAAATATGCTTCAAGAAGCTCAATCTAGTGGTGTGCAGAATTGGGAAGAATTTTTATTTGGCAGCACTGGGTTCCATAAATACTTGAAATCGGAAGTAGAAAGTAACTTCATAGATATAGCAATGGAAGAATGGCAATCTGCATCACTATTGTCTGCGGAAGAATTTGTTAGAAGTTTTCGTGGTGCAGAAGTTCCAGTCGATCCTAGGAGTTTAAGATAATGGCACTCAAAAATATGCCAAAACCTGTAGGTGGAGGAGCATTAGGATATTTCGATACCACATATGACGGCAAAACGTATAGAGTTGCTTATAGCACGGATATTGCAAATAACACGTTTTTAAAGCCTGTAAAAGTTCAAAACATTACAAATGATGTACCTGTAAGGACAGACAGCCAAGAATATAAAGATTTGTCTAAAAATCCAAACTTTGATGTAGATTTCCAAGCATCAGTTTCTAGATTAAAGCAAGTTGTTCAAAAAACAAAACCAAACCTTCTGCCAGAAATGGCTCAAGCAGCAGCGACTGCAGGCACAAACAATTATTATGCTCCAATTAAACCAGCAACAGGATCACAAGGAACTGCACCAGCAACAAATCCAAATTTGACAGACAATGTTCCTACACCAGTTCCTATTGCTGGACAAAATATAACTCTTGATCCAAAGTTGGTAAAGGAAATTTTAAGTAGTTCTGAAAAAACAATTCAATCTTTAAATCCTGCAGGTAAAGCAGAACCAGTAATTATACAATATCCAGAAGATGCACATTATAATAACACTCAAGATCATGTATTAATAGAGCAATTTACGTATAGAGCTCCTCAAGAAAAGCTTTTTGTTACGGGGCAAAATCAATTTACTTCAAATTTTGCAGATATTATAACTGGAGGATTAACTAGAAATTCAAATCTTAGAGATTTCATAGGAGTGGTGAAATTGCCAATACCAAATCAATTAGCGATCTCAAATGGTGTAAGTTGGGGTGAAGATCGTGCCAATCCTGTAGAAGCTGCTGCATTCTTTGGTGCTCTTCCACTTGCACAGCAGGCAATAGGCGGAAACATTGGGGGGATATTGAGTGGTGCTTTTGGTGGATTTGGGCAATTCCTTGACCAATTTAAGTTAGGAAACTTTAATGCAAACACACCCGCTGGATTACTATTATCTTCATTCATTGCACAATATGCTTTAGGTAAAATTGGTATCAATGTAGATCCTGCACAATTCATTGCACGAGGAACTGGAACAACAATAAACCCAAATCTTGAACTCCTATTTAATGGTCCCAAATTAAGATCTTTCTCGTTTACCTTTGAATTTGCTCCAAATAGCAGCGATGATGCTACAGCAGCTAGACGAGTAATGAGATTTTTTAGGCAGGGGATGGCAGCAAAACGATTTGAAACTACTACAATCCTAATAGGATCACCAAATGTTTTCAGAATTTCATATAAAGGAACTGGTGATAAAAATATAAAGGGATTAAATAGATTTAAAATATGTGCTTTGACTGCGTGTGAATTAAATTATACCCCAGAAGGTGTTTATCAGTCATATGAAGATGCAGATGCAGTATCAATGCCAGTCAGAACAAATATGACACTATCATTCACAGAATTAACTCCAATCTTTGAACAAGATTACTTCAAAGATGATGATCCTAGCGTCCAAGATGCTTTGGGTGGAGTTGCTGGTGATAAAATTGTATTTGATGAAATAGGTTTCTAAAATGTCATATTTCGATCTTTTCCCAGACCTATTGCTACCATCATTCACGGACAATCGTAATTCCAGTTACGATTATGTTCGTGTGAAAAATCTATTCAAGCGTGCTAAAATTAGGGATGATTTTTTCCAAAATGCTGTAGTTTTTGACAAATACTCTATAGTTGGTGATAATCGTCCAGATAATGTAGCACAAACATTATACAACAACCCTCAATTAGACTGGATTGTTCTTATTTCTAACAATATCATTAATGTTAGGGAAGAATGGCCAATGTCACAAGCAGATTTGAACAATTATTTGATGAATAAGTATGGTTCTGAACTTTTGCAAGAAATTCATCATTATGAGACAAAAGAAGTTCGTGACAGTGAAGGAAATCTTCTCTTGCAAGCAGGATTAACTGTTGATGCAAATTTCCAATTCAAATATTCTAATTTCGGCACTTATAAAGTGCTTTCTGGTGCAAGTATTGTAACTTCAGTCAGTAATTACGATTACGAAGTTTTGAAAAATGATGAAAAACGCACAATTTACGTTTTAAGGCAAAATTACATTCAAACCGTAATTGACGATATGCGTGAAATCATGACTTATACCGATAGTTCTCAATATATTGATAGACGCACTAAAAAGGGAGCTAACTTGAGGATTTTATCCCCACGTTAACTCCCAAAAAACCTATTTTGCAATTTTTTGGCGGAATTTTTTCCTCGACTTTTTTGGAATTAAAAGTCGATTTTGAAATCACTCCTCGGCAAGTCGCTGGAAGTATGACAGTGCATCATCGTCATCATCATCTGCTGCAGGAGCAGGAGAAGACTTCACAACACGCTCTTCTTCCTTGATCTGTTGACGAGACTTCATTACAACCTCTTCTTCCTCATCGAACGTATCAGGATCAACACGACGACTAGAAGCGTTAGGATTTAGAACACTGTTCATACGCTTCTCCAGTTCTTCGTAAGACTTGAACTGATCAGGACGAGTAAACTCCTCAAGAGAATACTGTTTCTTCCAGATTGCTTCCAGTGCATCATCATCATCCAGAAGCGGTTCAGGAGATGCAAACTCAGAACTGTCGTAGTTACGATAACCAGCAACGTTCTTGATCTTCATCTTGAAGTTAGCACCTTGCCAGAAGTCAAACGGATCAATCGCTTGCTCATCTTCATATTCAGGTTGCATGGCAGCAGTAATCTTATCAAAGATTTTCTTGCCAAACTTGAACAGAAAGACTTTACCTTCGTTCTGAGGATTAGCAGGATCCTTTACAATATAGATGTTACTGATGTAAGTCAGTTTACGCTTCTGCTTACGTGCTTGCTCTTTATCTACTTCACTACCACTGTTCCAGAGAATGCGATTGTGCTCCGAAACAGGATCTTTACCACCAAGCGTGGTCAGACTGTTCTCAATATACCAACCTCCAGGACCTTGGAAAGCATGAGACCACACTTTTGCCCAAGGCAACTCTTCACCTTGCGGTGCAGGTAGAAAACGGATCACTGCATAACCGTTTCCTGCTTTATCTACTTCTGGTTTCCATACACGATCATCAGCACCGCCCGTGGTGCTCTTATTCATTTTTTCGATCTCTGTTGTCAGTTTAGAAGTCAAACTGCCAAGGCGAGACTGTTTCTTTAGATCTGCGAAAGACATAGGATTTTTGTATTCGTTGGATTGGGTGGATTGAAATCACCTGTCACATCATAACACGGTATTTAGGGTGTGTCAAGACGTTTTTGCAATCCTTCAAGTGTTCTTCTCATATTGTTAAAGATGATTGACATATCAACATCTTTAAATCCCATTGCTGCTGATGTGATCTTAATTTTTTCTTTCATTTCTAACGCTTCTGGATCATCAGACAATGAAAGTCTTGTCCACATTACTTCTTGTTTATCTAAAAGAGTTTTTAGTTTTTCAATATGTTCGTTCTTTTCTTTATCACTAAATGAACTGAACTGAATGATGACTTCGTATAATTCTTTTTGAATTCTAAAGATGTCTTCCATCTCTTCACGGATAATCTCAGACTGAAAAAACTTACCCATGCGTCTTCTCCGTTAATCTTTCCCTCAAATATTGTTTATATTTGCTGGTATCAATATTTAGAAACGGTGCATACTTCTTTAGTTTCAAGCTGATCGCTTCCCAAATTGGGTCAGTAAGTTTCTTGTCCAGATTATTCCCAAAGAGGAATATTTTATCAAAGATAGTAAGAGTTTCTATACTAATATTCCCGCTCAGGAAATTTTTTAAAATTGGTGGATGTTGTTTTGAAGTATCAAACAATTCCTCTAGGCTGTATTCAGACAACATATCCTCCGCTTGCTGCTTGAACTGGTAGAACAAACTTTGTTGCCGTCTTTGCCAAGATGAATAAACACTTTCACCAGACCGAATAATTTCACCAATCCACAATGCATCTGGATTATCACATGCTACAAAATTAGCAACAAAGAATGCTTTAATTTCATCATCATTATACTTCCTTGACATTTTTTCAAAGAAGTATCTGTCTTTTCTCTTATAAAAAGAATTCAAACTTGCTCTAGACTTACCAGCATATCTAAAGTAATCGTAATTTTTTCTTGTGAAATGCTGTTTAAATGCAAGATACTGTTTGTAAGTATCAAACGGGTTCATAATTTTTGGGATTGAACATTTCAACTGTCTTCTTCTGTCCCTTTAACTGTATTTTAGCAGCATATTCAACTTTTGGTCTGCTTGGACACATGTTACAAATCCAACCTGGTTCTACAACTTCCTTAAAAGAATTTCTAAGTGCTTCATCAGTATCATTAATGCTAGTTGGATTATAACCAAGATACTTTTGCCACTCTGGATCTTTCAACTGATCTGTAGCTGCTAAAGATTCTCTTAGATATGCTACCATTGGACATTTCCATAGGTGTCCATTATAAAGTTGAGCATTAGCACAAGTACAATATTTAAAACTAGAATCTGGATCATTGTCTTCATGAGGATAATATTTTATCGATCCATCATCATTAAACTGATATTTTACAAGATCAAACCAAACTCTTGGAGTATTATCTGCTTGTAAATATGCTTCACTCAATTCAAAAGTATTGTCAATATCAACTCCACGTTCAATCAAATAATGAGTAAACTCATATGCATTTTCCCAGTCTTTTTTTCCTGCTTGAGTATACGAAGGACGATGAAATGTAAGTCTAAAAATAACACCTTTTAACATTTCATCGGCAATCCATTCTTTCTCTTGAAGAAGTCTAGAACCATTGCTGAATAACTTTACATTACAAGGATGTGATCCACGTTCGCCATAGCAAAGTTCTCTGACTATTCTTGTAACTTCTTTTGTCCTTGGTTCTAATAATGGTTCGCCACCAATAATACTAACATGACTCCAAACATAAATTTTTGGAAGAATATTTTCAATATCTTTTATTAATTGATCAATATCTACTGAACTTTTTCCTGAAAGTAAACTACTGTTATGATTACAACCTCTACAAGAAAGATTACAACCATTCATAGTGTGAATACTAAGAAGTCTTGTGGTTGGTCTTTCTTTTTCTAAGGCAGCAATTTGTTCAGGAGTTATTTGTTTAAAATTATCTACCCAAAATCCCTTTAGTTTTCTAACATAATCAACCTTTGCCTTCAGTTCGTTATCCATTAGATAAAAAATTTCGCTTTAGAAGTTCTCTTCAGATAATTTAGGTTAGTTGCATTCCACTTTAGTTTTTCTTTTAGTGGTTTTGAGATAAGTTTTACAATAGATTCAATTTCAATATTGTTTTGCTCACAATAAAAACAAATTGCTTCAATGTAGTTCATATCTTTATTATCTTTCACAATATTCTCAATATCATTAGTAAACTTATCTTGACATAGGAATTTGCTTTTTATGATTGATTTGATTTCACTTTTTGTAGTCATTTAATTTGTCCTCCACAAATTTTTGAATGTACTTAACTAGTTTTCCCATATACTGTTTCTTATCATACTCTTCATAAACTTCAACTTCACCGTTTTCACACGTCATAATGATGACAAGTTTCTTTACTGGTATCTCAGTCATTTCATAAAACATACAAGCATACGCTGCTGCTTGTACGAAATAATTTTCGATCCATTGTTTTGGTTTTGGTTTTTCTGCAGTCTTAAAGTCAATGATTGCAAGTTCTGGAACACCAGTTTCTCCTGTATATTCAGCAATACAATCTACTGTTCCTGCTACACCTAGCTCTTTACTGTATAAAGATTTCTCAAGAGCGTAAATATTATTTATGTTACCAAGAATTTTTTTTGCCTGAGTAAATAGCATCTTTGGTAAAGGATCTGTATCGGGAATATCCTTATTCCAAAGAAAATTTTCTATGCAAGTGTGTACTTTCGTACCACGATCAGTGGAGCGTTTAGAAATGCGGTTCGCTTCTTCTTCGCCAACTTTCGCTCGCCATTTTACAAAGATATCTTTATTATAATGGGAGGTGACCGAGGTAATAGATACCATCGGTCTACCCTCCACAGTATAATAACGAACTCCATCAATTGTTTCCCGTTTCAGTGCGGGAAACTCAATATCAACGTGTTGAAACATCAAAGACCCAAATTAATTTTGTTTAGAATGT